TGGCTACTAAGTGGCGCAAGCCTGACCATAACTTTCACCCGTATGAGTATGGTGGATACATTTCAGACGATCAGGCAGAGCACCCACGGTGGCCTGAGTATATCGCAGCACGGGATGCCTACCCAAAGAAGACATGCCTATGGACAGGCAATGGGTTCAACATGCCAGAGTGCAAGCCTGTTGCAGTGCCAAAGGGATACAGCACACAACATATGAAGCTGGGCGGCAAGTCTCAGCGCACCAAGGACATACGCAGTGCCACCCCAAGAGGGTTTGCTGCTGCGGTTTATGAAGCTAACAGAAAAGGGTTGCACGATGTCTGTATCTGACGACATAGAAGTTCTATATGTAGAGATCAAACTGCTAGAGTTAGAGATCAAACGTAAGCGTAAGCGCATTGAGTCCTTACGCAAGCAAGAAAAGGAAGCATAGCATGGCGTATTACATAAAGATATATGACACTTCAGGTACACTGATGTGTTGGACAACCATAAAGAAGAGGGAAGATGCCCAGCGCACCGTACTGAGGTACAACAATTTGAAGGGTTGTAATGCTGTGTTGGAGGAACGATAGTGTTTGTAATACCTAAAGTTTTAATTGCTGTGTACTTGATTGGCCTAGTGTTTTGTATATGGTGGTCATGGGTAACATACGACAACAAGGATTAGAGACATGACAAAGTATAACGTAGAGAACTTAGCTAACATCCATCGGTATCACAATGAATTAGCTAGGGAGATTGATGATGCAGATTGGATGGGTTCCTATGAAGACACATCACAAATGCGTAAAGAGTTAGAGAACGTCAAGGAATGTATGATTAAGGGTGACGTTTACTACCCACTATTCTAACAAGAGGCTACAGGCATGACACAACAAGAGGAGCAAGAGGATGGACCACATGATGACGTTACTCACTGGGTTGGGCGCTTACCTAAATCGAGTGTTGATAGCACTAAGCATCCTGATAAACGTGATCCTAGGAGGGAAACTAAACCAGACGTTCAGCGCAAGGAACTACCAAAGACGGAAGGACAATAAGAAAAACCTAGTGTTCCTTATTGATATGTTTTTAGGGCAGGATCACTGTCTGTTGTGCTGGGTTAATTTTAGGCTGACAGAGGGATGACTAAACGTAAGCTACCCATACCAAGCAAGACAGCCAAGGTGCGTGACATAGTAGAGTTCTACCTACACAGTGACAACTATCTGCGCCTGTCTGGTAAGTCACAGAGAGAGTACGCTACCCAGCTAGAGAAAGCTTTGTGCACTGCCGTAGAAGGCAAGGCGCTGGGCGACTACAAGGCACGTACACTCAAGGCTAGACATACCAACCTTGCCTATCAAGAGTGGCTAACGACAGGCACACACACAGCTAACTATCGCAAGGCTACCCTGTCTGCTGCATGGCGCTACTGCATGAGGCTAGACATCATGGAGACAGACCCGGTGTCCCTTATCAAGACAGTAGCTACCAAGCCACGCAAGGTTAAGTGGACACGCAAGCAAGTCGAACAGTTCATGTCCACTGCATACTCTGACTTCAAGTGGCGCAGCATTGGGCTGATCGTGCACATGGCATACGAGTGGGCACAGCGTGTAGGTGACATGCGCACCCTGACCTGGGATCAGCTAGACTTAGATGCCCAGCGCATTGACCTGACACAAAGCAAGCGTGGTGCTGATGTACACCTGCCTATCTCAGACAGCCTGACATCCATGCTACAGCAACAGAAGGAAGACTTCGGGTTCCAACCCTACGTAGTACCCAAGCCTGTACCTACAACAGGTGCTTACGTGCCTTACACAGTGGACAGTATTGATGATGCTATCAATGAAGTTAAACAGGTGGCAGGGCTACCCAAGCACCTGACTGCTATGGACCTACGCCGCACAGCTATCACTGAAATGATTGAAGGTGGTGCTGACCTAGCGCACATCATGCAAGTCAGTGGACACCGTAGCCCAGAGAGTGTAAGACCTTACATGGTGAACACGTTCAGTGGTGCGAGTATGGCACTAGCTAAGAGAGGTAAGAGTTAATGCAAAACATTAAGAACTACGTGGATGGCATTGATATTAAAGAAGGAATGCAGTTCAGGGCTAACTGCCCTAGCTGTGGTGGTAAGAATACATTCACTGCCACCAAAGAGGATGGCGTTGTTGTGTACAACTGTTACAAGCTAGGCTGTGGTGTACGTGGTGCATCAGCTACTGGTATGACAGCTCAAGAGATTCGCAACCGTTTGACACCCCGTGATACTGCGCCTGACCAAGAGGCAGACCTACTTGTGTGGCCTGAGTATGTCGTACAGCCCAGCGCAGAGCATACGCTACACAAGAAGTTTGTACAGCGGTGGGGCTTGGAGCATGAGGATTTGATGTATGATGTCAAAGACCGACGCACTGTGTTCCCAATACGACATAAGGCTAGGCTGATTGATGCAGCAGGTCGTGCCTTGGATGGTGCTATACCTAAATGGTTTCGCTACACGGGGTCCGCTGATGTGTACACACGCACAATAGGTAACCCTAACGGTGTTGTTCTTATTGTTGAGGATGTAATCAGTGCAGTCACAGCAGCTAAGTTAATTCCTGGCCTGACTGGTCTAGCTATCTTAGGTACATCACTAAATGCTACAACAATGAAACACATTGATGGCTTCTACAAGGTAGTGGTGGCGCTTGACCCAGATGCAGCACACAAGACGTTGCAGTTTAAGCGAGAGATAGAGGCATGGACAGGGCTAGACACTAAAGCACTGCGCCTTGACGATGACATCAAGTATAAGGTAGAGACAGACATCATAAAGCTTAGAGGTATAGTATGTACGTAGACTTAGAAGTATTATCACAGATAGCGTTTGGTTGTGTTGCCTTGTACCTCATCTGGGATAGGAATCACATGATGGATCGCATCCTCTATCTAGAGCAACAGCACAACAAACTATGTGACACTGTAGCTGACTTCTCAGATCAAGTAGAAGATGAAGTCAACAAACTATACGATACACTGGATAAAAACGATGCTTAACAAACAAGAACATGACATGATCATACGAATGGTACGCAAGGAAGGTGTACCTAATCAAGCTAAGACTACACTGTTCGGCAACTACAAGCCTGACACAGTAGTAGACCTACTGGTCGGGGCATTGGAAGCATACCGCACTGAGGCTATTCAAAAGATTAAGAGGAATCGGAACAAGTAATGCAAGTAAAACTAATCGGATATACACAGCCAGCATCAGGTCTAGACGTAGTACTGGATGACGTACAGGAGTTGATTGCTTATTGTGCCAAGGTGTCTAACCCCAAAGGCCAGGCATCACTAGAGACAAGTGAGCGTCTACTCAACTACCTCATCAAGCACAAGCACTGGTCACCCTTTGAGATGGCATCAGCTACCATTGAAGTAGAGACTACCCGTGATATTGCACGACAGTTCTTACGCCATCGTAGCTTTTCATTCCAAGAGTTTAGCCAGCGTTACGCTGACCCGCAGGACATGGATGAGTCATTCGTTATTCGTGAGGCTCGATTGCAGGACACTAAGAACCGTCAGAACAGCATTGATGTTGAAGATAAGAGGCTAGCTGCTGAGTGGCGTATGCGTCAGCAAGACGTGATTGACGTGGTCAAGCGGCACTACAACTGGGCTATCCTTAACGGCATTGCCAAAGAGCAAGCCCGTGCAGTGCTTCCAGAAGGTAACACAGTGTCTCGTGTCTATGCCAACGGTACGATCCGCTCATGGATTCACTACGTTGAGTTACGTGCAGGCAATGGTACACAGAAGGAACACATGGACCTAGCAGTTGAGATCGGCAAGGCTATCTCAGCTATCTTCCCTATGATGGAAGCCCTCACTGATGGGTAAGCGCATACCTATGAAGGGTGGTGATGAGTATGATGCTCTCACTAAAGCACGTAAGTTTCATCTGTGGAAAGCAGGTCAAGTAAAGAGGATCAAACGTGCATACAATAAAAGGTTTCGTAAACAGGGTAAGGATGTAGGAGAAGAGTAATGTTCACAGTAGAGATGAACACGGACAACGGAGAAAGCGTAACAATCATCACCCTTGATAGCACAGGTAGGTATGATGATGTCAGGCTAGTGATGTTTGATGACGTAGTGTTTTTATCCCAGCACGATGACCATGACATGGATCACAGTTTAATATTATCACCTCAGCAGTGGCACGATCTTACAGTTTCCATGCAAGCAACAGAAGGTTCATACTATGTCGAAAGAAACGACGATACTGAAGAGTAACGGTAGGGCTGCTGTAGAGGTAGACCTCAGCCTTGAGGAAGTACTTAAGGCGTGTAGTCACTACAAGGAAAACAAGCTCTTTGAGAAGTCCCTTGACGAGTACTATAATAATAATGTTATAAGCAGTTGGGATTACTGGAGCGAAGGCGCAGTAAAATAGAGAGATAAGAGGAGACACACCATGATGGAAATCGCATTGATCCGTACACTTATGGACAAAGACTTCTATGAGAACCACAAAGGCATCCGCTGCCCGTCCAAGATATTCACTAAGGATGTACGTAAGATCAAGCAGACACTCGACTATGCTATGGATACATACGACAAGTCGCTAAGTCCTTCTGAACTTGAAGCACTCTTCTATGCTAACAACAACAGCATGACGACTGCCAACAAGGAAGCCTTCCGTGATCTGTTCCGTAAGATTGGCAAAGAGAACCCACTCGGTAAGGAAATCGCGGATGATGTACTCTCTAAACTATTCCAGCAGGTAGT